ACTTTTGAATATAATGGTTCAAGTTGGACTGGTGGTGGAAATCTAGCTACAAACAATCAAAATGCAGGAGCCGTTGGCACACAGACAGCAGGGCTATGTTTTGGTGGTTCTAATTCAGATGGTAGTGGAGTCAATCCAAGTTTTAACACAACACAACATTATGATGGTTCAAGTTGGACAGCTGTTCCAGGTACTTTGGTTAATGGAGTAGCTAGTATGGCAGATGGTGGAGTACAAACTGCAGCTTTTAGTGCGGGAGGAATTCAAAATGGACCTTCCCCACCTCCAGCTACATATAGTGTTACACAAGAATATGATGGATCAAGTTGGACATCTGGTGGAGCTTTACCTGCTGCAAATCGATCATTAGCTGGAGCAGGAACAGTATCGGCGGGTCTTGGCTTTGGAGGATATGTTTCTCCATTAAGTCCAAAATATACAAATGTAACCAATGAGTATGATGGTTCAAGTTGGACTGGTGGGGGTAATATGAGTACAGGTAGAGATCAATTAGGAGGTGCTGGAATACAAACAGCAGCTTTAGCTATGTTTGGTGGTCCTAATGGTCCTGGTGTATCAACAGCAACAGAAGGTTATAACGGAAGTTCATGGTCAACACGACCTAATATGGCAACAGCTAGAAAAAATGCTGGAGGTACAGGAACAAATTTATTAGCATTAGCTTTTGGTGGATATATACCATCTCCACCTGTAACAGCAGCAACAGAAGAATTTACTCAACTTGTAGAAACTAAAAACATTACTACAAGTTAACTTGACTTATAATCAGCAATGGTTATATTAACACTATTAAATGAAAGGAATACAATATGACTGAAAAAAGAAACATACATGCACTAATAGAAAAAGAAGCTCCTAGCTTAAATAATTTGCTTGACCCTAATGATGTCAAAGAATTTAAAGAAATGACATCTGAACTTAGAGATACTTGGACTAAGAAACAAGTCTTTAGAACAGAAACAGAAATGAGAATGTCTGTTTTACAAGATGCTAAATATCCTACTAAAGCTGCAAAATATTGGCAGTGTGTTAGAGAACAAAATGTATTCTTAGAAAACTTAATGTCTTTATCTTTTGATGCTAGACGTAATGAAGTTAAATTAAAAAAACTACAAGAAAAATTAAAAACAGAAGAAGATCCATTAAAAAGAGAATTACTTCAAATAGATATAGATGAAAAAACTTATTCTGTTGCTAACATGCAACTTGTAGCACGTGATAGAATGAGAGAAATTAAATTGTGGTCAGAACTTAAAAAAGAATTTAACGATGGTTCGTTTGATGACAAAGATGTTAACAGACACCAACTAGAATCTTATCATCAAATTATGAAAAACAAAGCAGAGACATTAACATCAGGCTCAAGTCAGCCAGAAGTATTTAATGTACTTGGACAATTACAAACTATAGAAAGAGTTAAAAAATCAGGAGAAATGATTTACAACAAGAAAGAACAATTGACCAATGACCTCGGAACCAAAGAAAAATAAACAACTTTTCTTTTTAGTAGCGCAACCTAGATCTGGTAATACTTTATTTACAAGTATTATGAATCAGAACCCTGAAATAGCTTGTACAGCTAATTCTATTACATTAGAAATTATGAAAGACGTGTATAATTTAAAAAATACAGATGTATTTAAAAACTATCCAGACTATAAATCTTTAGATAATATTTTAGATTCTATATATGATGTATATTATGAACACTGGCCTCAAAGTACAATTATAGACAGAGGTCCTGTAATGACTACAGGAAATAAATATTTAATGGAAAAACATTTTAAACGTCCCTTTAAATGTATTGTATTGCTTAGAGATGTTATGGATGTGTTAGCAAGTTATATGAAATGGTATACAGAAAACCCTGATGCATTTGTTAATAAACTTAATTTAAAAAATGACGAAGAGAAATTAGGTATGATTATGAATAAAGATGGTGCTGTTGCAAAACAATTAGAAGCAATTAAAAATTCATTTAACTATCTAAACATGTGTCACTTTGTTAAATACGATAATTTAGTTACACAACCAGAACAAGAAATTCGTAAAATATATCAGTTTATGAATCTGCCTTATTTTAATCATAGGTTTGAAAATTTGCAACAGATAGAAATTAATGGTATGAAGTATGACGATACTATCGTAGGAAAGAATATGCATAACATCAGATCGGTGGTTAGAAAGGAATACAATTCGTATATTGAAAAAATTCCAGAAAGGATTAGACAGAAATATGAACACATCAGATTTTGATTTTATATTTTTAGGTCAATCAGTATTAAAATATCAAGTACCACTTGATGTATATAATACAATCAATCATATTTATGAAACTAAGTATCCTGAATTAAAACCTGCTAATAAACAACTTATAGGTAAGATAGAAAAAGAACATAGCTTGTTTTTTGATGGTCCTGATAATGATAAAATGACTTTTCATAATTATTTACCTCAAGATGTATTAAATTGGTTTGAACAAAAATTTAAACATTATTTAGATTGGAATAAAATTAAAACTTACGATCTACATATGAATTCTATTTGGATTAATACTATGTTTGAACATGAATACAATCCAGTGCACGTGCACCAAGGAACATTGTTTACAGGTCTATCATCTGTTATGATTTTAAAATTACCCGAGTCTTATGGTGTAGAATACTCATCACCTGATCAACCACAAAATGGTAGACTTCAAATATTAGGTCCAGCTAATGGTCAGTTTGCACACATAGATTATCAACCAGATATTAAACAAGGAGACTTTTATATATTTCCATATGACATGAGACATTGTGTTTATCCTTTTAATGGACCAGGTATGAGACGAACACTAGCTGCAAATATGGATGTAAGGTATGACCCAATTAAATTTAGAGGAGTAAGTTAATGTACGAAAATAGACACATCACAGAACCTAAATGGAAGAGTTGGATAGTTCAAACAACTACACCATTATTTACACCAGATCAATGTCGACAGATTATTGCATCAGGCAGAGCACAAAAACCACAAGAAGCACAAGTGGGTATGGGTAAACCAGGTGGGGGAACAGATACAAAGAAAAGAGTTACAACGATTAGTTGGATACCATTTAAAGAAATGGAACACATGTATATAGATCTTAATAACTTTATACAAAAAGCCAACGAAAATCATTTTGGTTTTGGTGACATACAAGTTACAGAACAAGCTCAATTTACAGAGTATCCAGAAGGTGGATTCTACGATTGGCATATGGATTGTGATGTAAACATGGGCCACGAACCACCTGTGCGAAAAATATCAATGACACTTTTGTTAAATGATCCATCAGAGTTTGAAGGTGGTGATTTAGAATTAATGGCCCCAGGTAAATTTGCAGAACTTAAACAAGGTCATGCAATTATATTTGCATCATTTTTAAATCATAGAGTTAACCCTGTAAAACGTGGTGTTAGACAATCACTTGTTGTTTGGTTTGGAGGTAAACCTTTTAGATGATTGCTGAAGGATTTTTTCCAACACTTATATATGCAGAAGATGTGCAATTAGACACACAACAATTAGCTAATAACATTGTTGCTTGGTCTAAACAAGACAAAGGTTTACAAAAAACAAATGTTAATGGTTGGCATAGTGAAACTAATATGCATCACCTACCACAATTTAAACCTTTAGTAGATGAACTATTTAAAATGCAACATAAAATATTTAAAGAAGAATGGTTAGATAGACAACCTAAACTTGGTAATATGTGGGCTAATATAAATTATAAAGGTGGTTACAACAGACCCCATGTTCATCCTAATAGTTTGTTTAGTGGAGTGTTTTATGTACAAGCTGAAGAAAATTGTGGTAGATTAATTTGTACTGATCCAAGACCTGGTGTGTCAAATTATATGCCTATACGAATTGAAGGACAACCTCCTAAACATTTATGGAGAGAAATTCATTTACAACCACAAGTAAATAGAATAATTATGTTTCCTGCATGGTTATGGCATTGTGTTGAACCAAATGAATCAAATAATATAAGAATATCAGTAAGTTTTAATTTTTTACAAGATGGCTTTCAATAAATATCAAGTAATTAAAAATGCAATTAGCTACGAGTTAGCTAACTTTGTGTTTAACTATTTTCTTCTTAAAAGAGATGCAGTTAAATGGATGTATCAAAACAATATTACTTATGACAATGGTATGTTAGGTACATGGAACGATAAACAAATACCCAACACTTTTTCTTGTTACGCTGATAATGTAATGGAAACTTTACTTGTTAAAGTATTACCGGTAATGCAAAAAGAAACCGGCCTAGATCTATGTCCTACTTATTCCTACGCTAGATTATATAAACACGGTGATGAATTAAAAAGACATAAAGATAGACCTAGTTGTGAGATATCTACTACCATAAACCTAGGAGGTGATCCTTGGCCTATATTTATAGATGGTACAGGATCAGATAATGTCATTGATGAATACAAGAATATTCATAAACCCAACGCTCCAGAAGGAACTAAAGTCTTACTTGAAGTCGGAGATATGCTAGTATATAGTGGATGTGAATTAGAGCATTGGAGAGAACCTTTTGAAGGAACTACTTGCGGACAGGTATTTCTTCATTATAATCATTTAAATGGTCCTTTTGCTGAAAAGAATAGGTTCGACAGAAGGCCAATGTTAGGTGTTCCACCAATAAGGAATACATAAATGGAGTTATATGTTACAAAAATTAGGTTTTGCACCAGGGTTCAACAAACAAGTCACAGAGACCGGGGCTGAGGGACAATGGTTTGATGGTGACAACGTACGTTTTAGATACGGCAGTCCAGAAAAAATAGGTGGTTGGCAACAGTTAGGTGAAACAAAACTAACGGGTGCAGCTAGAGCTATCCATCATTGGGATGATAATGCTGGTATTAAATATGCAGCAATTGGCACAAACAGAATTTTATATGTATACTCAGGTGGAACATATTATGACATACACCCTATAAGAACTACTCTAACCGGAGTTAATTTTACAAGCTCAAGTTCTTCTACAACTGTTACAGTAACTTGTAGCGGTGGTCATGGATTAGCAGATGATGACATTGTTTTATTTGATGCTGTTAGTGGTGTTACAGCAGTAGGTTCTACTTTTACTGACGCTACATTTGAAGACAAAAAATTTATGGTAACGTCAGTTCCAACTTCTACAACATTTACTATTACAATGGCTTCTCAAGAAAGTGGCACGCCGTTAAGTACATCTGGATCTGCTTCTGCTTTATGTTATTACACAGTAGGGCCATCACAACAATTAGGTGGTTTTGGATGGGGCGCTGGTTTATTTGGTGGTACTTCATTAGGTGCCGCAACTACAACTTTGGCTTCTACTATAAATGATGCTGTAACCGATATTCCTTTAACTAACTCAGCAGCTTTTCCATCAGCTGGTGAAATTAGAATTGGTACAGAAGATATTAGTTATACAGCAAATAATACTACAACAAATATTTTAAGTGGTGGCGCTAGAGAAGTTAATGGAACTACAAAAGCCGCTCACAGTAGTGGTGATACAGTCACAAATACTTCTAGTTTTTCAGGTTGGGGTGATCCAGCATCTTCTGACTTTACAATTAATCCTGGTTTATGGGTTCTTGATAACTATGGTACAAAATTAATTGCACTTATTTACAATGGTAAGTGTTTTGAATGGGACGCTTCAGCATTAGGGGCTGTTAATACTAGAGCTACATTACTTGCTAACGCACCAACGGCATCACGTCACGTATTGGTATCAACTCCCGATAGACATTTAGTATTCTTTGGAACAGAAACTACAGTTGGAACACCTTCAACTCAAGATGATATGTTTCTACGTTTCTCCGACCAAGAAAATATTGATGGCACAGATGCTTACACTGTAAAAGCAGAAAACAATTCTGGTACACAAAGATTTGCTGATGGTTCTAAAATTATGGGTGCCATAAAAGGTAGAGATGCAATTTATGTGTGGACCGATACTGCATTGTTTTTAATGAAATTTGTAGGTGGAGATTTTGTATTTGCCTTTGAACAAGTAGGTACTAACTGTGGATTGTTTGG